CGGACAGGTTTTGGAAATAGGTTTCGAAGGCTTGTTTCATGCCGTGCACCGTCAGATACGGTGTTGTTGCATGGCGCTCCGTAATGATTTTTTCAACATCAAAGCACCTTTGCACATGCGCCCGCACAGCATCGGCCAGAAAGACAATCATAGGCGATGTAAGCGTGACAAAACCGTTTTCTGATTTCCAGTTGACGATATAATCAGGGTCTTCCTTGGCGATAATTCGTGCAGCCATTAATCGTTGCTGTGATAAATCATCCGTTTGAATATCAATGCCGTTGATCGATATCCCGCCAAAGAGTTTTTCATCACGGCATAGTGTAATGGATCGGGTGACGAGTTCGGCTTTTTCTGCTTCCAAAGTGACCAGTTCATCCGGCGTGTATTCGACAAGATCGCCCTCATGGATCTTCCAGTCAGGTTTACAATCATCAGGACAATCCATCCATGCCAGAGGTGGCGCAACAGGAAACTCTTTACGTTCGACCTGTATAACTATTCCATCATTTATAAGTGCTTTTTTCATGATTAACCGTACATCTCCACAATCACTATTCCGGGTGATCCTGCACCCGCGTCACCATATGTGTTTACATTTGAATAAGCCCCCGGAGCACCGCCATGTCCGACAGTAACTGTTTCAGTTTCTGCCAAATCTGCTGCCTGAATTATTTTAATGGCAAGACCACCCGCACTTCCCGATGCGGCAACCGCTGCAGGGCTACTTAAATTATATGAGCCCAAGCCTCCTGAGCCGTATCCTGTGGCATCAACCTGTCCGTATGTTGCTCCACCACCAAATATCGAGTTACCGCCCCATGCTCCGTTATACGTTCCTGAAACTGTACTCTTATCAATAGCGGGACTTCCGCGTTGCCCTCGAATATTCAAATCACCGCCTGTGCCAACCCCGGCCGCCCCGGGGGCATTAGCGTAATAAGTTCCAGCGGCACCTGTCGCAGAACAATGAGACCCGAATGATGATGCTCCTCCGGCTTTTCCTTGTGCCGCAGAATAGGAATTACCGATATATGATTGGATGGCGCCACCTGACCCTCCACCCTGAACCCAGACGCGAATGAATTTACAATTAGCAGGTTTTGTCCATGTGCCTGAGGCCGTAAAAACCTCACAGCCCAGATATCCGGCTCCGGCAAGATGATTTAATATTGTCTCCGCATCAGGAAACTTATCAGGCGCACCTGCTGTCATTTCCGCTTGGGTTGCTTTTTCAACGATACCTTTGGCTTCGGTTGTTGCATCAGGAATGGTCGGCACAGTTGCAGTTATAACCAACGCTTCATTACCACCATCACTTTGAACGGAGAGAACAATATTACTGCCCGCAACGATTTTACTATCAAGTGTCCCTGTTGCAGTATCATCTGCGGATATTTTAACCTGCCCAGAAACGGCAACCGCTTCATCCCGTGCCAGCTCTGCGCCGCTTTGAGCTGCCTCGGCCTGATCAACGGCATCAACCAAATCAATACCGACCTGTGCGATTTGATCCGTGATATCCTTCACTGATTTTGCAACCGATTTGACAGGGCCATTCTCGGTTGTGATCGTGGCCGCGTCATCGCCATGCACAATATCATGCAAGACATCACTATCCGTTTGGATACGAGCAATCGCATCCTGCAAATCAGTTTGTAGGGTCATGAATTTTATCCTTAAAAAGATTTAGTTCAGTAAATGAGGAAGGGTCTGATGCACCAGAATATGAAACTGGTTACTTGCCATGAGCAAACCATTGATATCTTCCGTCAGCACAAGGTTTAATGCGCCTTCATCCAAAACAGGGCGTTCACGGATTTCTAACTCGGATGTAATTTCCCAAAGCGTTCCGCCCGCCAAAAGCCGTGATGAAAACTGCCGTGTAAACCGTGCTTCTTGTTCCAACAAACCAAGCCCTCCCAGCAAGTTAACCGTAAACCAGTTTGCGCCTTCCTTGGCATGCCAACGATACCACCCTTCAAAAATGGCATATTGATCCCGCCGCATGATCCAACGCACGGAAACCTTGGTCGGCACATCGGTAAAACGACGGCGTTGGCGGGCAAGACCTGCTTCCATTTCGGTTCGTGAAATCGCTTCCCCGGGTTGAACGCCGTATCCTTGCACCGTTGGTAGCGGCAACGTTGAGGGCCATGTTATATATGTCATGTTTTATTCTTGCCGAATTTCTCTTCGTGAGCTTTTACAACCTCAACCATTGACTGACGTCTTTTTGATGATGGATCTTTTAATTTAAGGAATAACGTATTTTCATGTTCTACGATGAATCTGTATGTAGCAGGCATTTTTCTTGAATCTATTTTCACATCGAATTCAAAACTTGAGAGATCTAGATTATAAAAAGTACAGCCATCATAGTTTTTCTTATTTCTTTTAAATGGCATGATAACTCCGATGGGATTATCTATATAACAGCCAACAAAACCATATTCATGAGCTCCCAATTCTCTTTTAGAAATGATATCGCTTTTAATTTTTTCCTCATATGGCCCGAGTTTTATTCTCCTAAACTCAGTTAGTGAAGATACAGATGCTTTCCAAAGGGTATATATCAAAAAAACTTTTAGATCATACAGATGATGTACTCCTATCTGTATAGCCACCTCATCTTTTTTATCATTAAAAGGAATAATTAATTTATCGAAATTCTTTAATAAAATTTGAGCCCCATTATTATCGATATACTGGTATTGCTTCTCACATTGCTGGCATAAAATTGTATCATCCCACGATCCAATCGGACGTTTCTTCTTATGAGAATTTGCTGTTACAATGAATCGATCATTTTTACCGTCAGGTATTGCAAAGGCCTTCGGTATGATATGTGACTTGGCTAATTTCTTATATTCTTTATTGCACCATTTACAACGCATACTATCTATAACTTCCTGCTGCAGGATTTAAACCATACCTCCTTTCCAGCGTTGGCGCTAGACCTTCGCCACGTCCGATATTACGGGATAAATTGCCCTCCACTTCTTCGATGATTATTTTTAAGTCCATGTTTCCTGCGCTGTCACGGCTCACATCGGCTCTGGCCTGAGCATTGCTGGCATTGTTTTCAACACGAACAGATACATTCACATTTGGCTTGGATTGCAACGCCCCGCCCAGCAGTTTCATCTGCCCGGGTGTTAAAACGGCTTCGCCTTTTTTGGCGATAATCGGCACTTCATTCCCGACAATCCCACCTGTATGAAACCGTGGCGCACCTTTAAATACAGCCGGATTAACCGAACGCATGCTTAAATGATCACTGCCGATTACACCACCTGTATGGGCAGTTGCCGTCGATGTTCCCGATGACGGCGCACCGAAGATTGAGCCTACAATATCGCCAAGAAAACCGCCCAACGCACCCGCCAGTGGTTTTGTGATGCTGGACTGGATTTGCATCCGGATCATATCGGCAATAATGGAATCGGCAAATGATTTAAAATCCATCTTGCCCGTCGTGACAAAACTGACCAGCGCATCTTCCATGCTTTTAAACATGGAGGTCACACCGCGCTCGGCCTTGCTCGCCATATCGTCGGCTTCATCAATAACGCTTTGTAATCCGCGTTTAATGCCATCTTCCCAGCGCTTGGAGTTTTGCAAATCCTCATCACGGGCTTTGACGATCATATCCTGATAGATTGTCTCGACCTGATTGGCAAACTCGGCATAGCCTGCTTTGCTTTGATCCAATGCGCCTAACGCTTCCGTCTTCCACGTATCGGCCTTGGCAATCGCCGCAGCATAGGCATTGGTCAGCTCTAGGTATTGGTCCCGAATATCCTTGATGAGGGCAAGGCGTTTTTCTTCTGACTTGGCACTTTCGGCTTGCACGGTCTGATACGATTTCTCCTGTTCTTGCAGATTATAAATATCAGCCACCAGCGATTTAACCTGCGTGGCATATGTCTCACGCTCTGCTGTTTGTTCGCTTGTTAAATCCAACCCTAATTTTCGAAGGGCTTGGTCTTGCTCGTTGGCAATCATCGCCTGCTTTAAGGCAGTATCCCCTTGTGATCTGGCACGGTTCAGATTTTGTAAGGCTGTTTCTTCTGCCTGTAATTCTGCAATCCGTTTTTGAATTTTATCCCGTGCAGCATCAGACAGTGGTTCAGGCTCATTTGATACGGACGCTTGTTCGGGCGGGGTCACAGCCTTTGACTTTGGGTTGCGAATGTTATCTAAGGCTTCTGCTGCACGTTTTGCCGCTAATTCCGCAGCAAGAAGCGCATGAACCTGTTCTTGAATCTCCTCGGCCTGTTCCCCGAAATCAGGATATTTGGTCGCCAGTTTAAAGAGCGCATCCGAATATTCTGTAGCCGAGAGTTTACCCTGATTGAAGGCCTGACGGATTTGATAGAGTTCGCCGTCTATGTCTTTTCCAAATCGTAAAAATTGATCCCAAAACCCGCCGATTCCGCCAAGGCGTAATTGTTTTTGTAAGGCCTCGATATTCTCTTTGGCTGTATCCAACTGCTTGGTATAGCGATAGATGCTTTCTATTTCGCTTAAAGCTTCAGTGGCATCATCGGCAGCATCAGCCGTTTCTTTGAGTTGTTGTTTAATCTCCTTCAGCTCTTCGGCATGATCGTTCGCAGCCTTCCTTGCAACATCATGGCCGGAGGCAAGTTTTAATATCGCAACACCCGCAAGCACGGCGATACCCACAGGACCGCCCACCAACATCAAGGCAGAGCGAAATCCTACAACTGCAATCGTTGCCAGTTTGGTTGCTGCCTCAACTGCGACAAGCCTTACAGCAAATCCTGTCGAGAGCGTATTGGCTAGTTGTAACCCGAAGACCAATCCTGCATTACTTGCAATCGCTGTATTTAGTAAAGCAACGCCGCCTGCAACGGTACGGGCAATGACAAGCCCCCCGATTGTCGTGACAGCCAAGTCGGCATTCTCAACCAGAAAGGCTAGCCCTTCCGCCGTATTGATAATGACTGATCCTAATGTTTCGCCTAAATCCCGTGCAGCATTTTGAATGGCCGGATCATTCAATACACCGGCCAATATTCTATAGCCCTGGGTCATACCGTCAACAAATCCGCCAGCCGCAATAGATCGTTCGATTTCCAAAACCGAATTATTAAATCGGTTCAGCTCTGCTCTGGCATTTTGTGAGGCTTCCGGCACACCATCACCGAATGTCTTGCGGATTTCTGCAGCAAATTTTGGTAAGAAGTCATCGGCAACAACTTGCCCCTGTTCCAACATTTTATCCAATTGCGCCGTGGTAATGCCCATACCACGTGCCGCCAATTGAAACGCACCATAAAGACGTTCCCCTAATTGTCCGCGCAATTCTTCAGCCTGCACCTTACCCTTGGACATGATCTGGGTGATCGCCCGAATAGCCCCGTTAGTTTGATCGGTCGAGAGTTGCAGCACAGTCGCGGCTTCAGCCACACTTGTAAATATATCCCGAGTGGCTTGGCCTTCAAGATTTGACCCTTTGGCAGCCGCCGTAATCTGCATATAGGATTTGGAAATCTCAAGCAGATTAAGCCCCAGCCGTTCGGACTCATGTTCTAAATACGCCATCTCATCCGCAGCCCCTTTTGATGATCCTGTGATTGAGACCAGCGCGGTGTTCACACCCTGAAACGCCATGCCCGTTTCATTGATTGCACGGGCAGATCCGAATAATCCATTCAATCCGGCATAGGCGGCAACCAATCCCACCGCCTGACGAAACACACCGTTTAACGCTCTGGCCGTTGTATCAACAGCCTTTAACGATGTATTGGCAGGCGCAGTTGAACGAGTGATACGTTGAAAGGCCTTTTCACCTCGATTACCGATGCGGTCAAACTGATCCTCGACTTTTTTGCCGTCAACAACCGCAAGCCGGATAGACATGTTTTTTTGTGATCGCATATAATTTTAAGTCTTATAATTTGTAAGAGCTGTTGTGATACCTTTGGCGAGAGACGGCAATAATTCACCCATGGCATGAGGGTCGTAACCCAATACCTCAGCAAGATGCAGGGCATCAGTGAGCGGAAAATCATGCCTGATTTGTGGAGCAACGCGGATCGCCACATCCCATGCCTGAAACCCCTCTAGGCTTTGCGGGCTGTTTTCTTCGAACGGGCATGTCCGGCACGTTTCGGGACAGTTTCGGCAGTAGCTTGCACCGTCCCCGAAGTGCCATTCGGCACGGCGCTCGAGTCTTTTTTTTCGGCTTCAATTAACTCCCGTACACCTGTATATTGCTGAGAGAAGCTGGCCGCGATTGACCAAAATCCTGTCATTAATTCATCAATCTTCTCAGGGGTGACGGGAGCTTTGTTATCACCTGTCGATTCCAAGATGCCTTCCCAATCGATAATCGCCGTGCGTGCCAATCCCCGTGCCAGATATTCTTCGGCCAGCGCCTCACGAATTTCAGGATTTTCAACATCAGGCAAACCATCAAGGGATGCACCGATCTCTTTCCTTTTGCGGTATTCCTCCCCAATATCCTGCAGGCGTTTATTCATGAAAGCACGCGCCGCATAAAAAATCGGGCTGGTACAGGGGCGCACTTTCACCCTGACCCCAAGACCGAGATCAATCCAATAGGGTTCGGTTTGAATATTTAATTTCAACATAATTAATAGCTCTCCACATCGTTGATTAAGGTGATGGTCAGCATTTTGCCGAGGGCAGCATCTTTTGCTCCTTGGAAATCATAAGAAGCTTCAATCCCGCCCGGGCCTGAGAGTGACCGTTTGGGTTTTGGCAAATACACCTCATGGCAGGTGATGACGAGCTTATGGTCAGCGTCAATAATGTAAGATAATTCCAGATCAATCGGCATCCCGGATCGGGCTTTGTCCATGAGGGTGTTATCAGCATAGCGCACGGCGATATTCCCGCTTAAAGACGCAACCCCGGGGTCAACACCGTCAATCTTCCCGTCATCGCGGATGGTTTCGATCTTTTCCAAATTATTGCTGTAGGTCACACTCGCCGATGTCACATTGGCCAGAACCGTACCACCCTGTTTGACTGATCCTTGGAATTGCGAAAACCGAGTGTAGTCAAATTCGATTTCGGTGTCGCTGAAGGTAACAGTCTGCGGTGTTTCACCCTGACCGATTAACCCGATAGTGATTTGCGCTTCACCTGATCTGGCAAAATTAAAAGCCATGCTGTTGGCTCTGACACCTGTAAATAACGGATAGTCAGGGATTTCAGGTAGACCTGTTTCAATCGACAGGCTCGGCAGTGTCGTTGTCCCCGAGATAAAAGCATGGGTATAAGGATCATCGCCTGTTGTGGCAGGCGCACCCAAAAGAGCCTTGATCCATAATCCGATATTGCGAAGATCGACAGGAACAACAATATCACCATCGACATTGATGACATCCTGAAACGGGGCTGTGGGATCACGCCCCAACCCCAGCACATTGGATTCAATCAATCCTTGTGACGAATCCAAATCGCTTGAGACAAACGGAACAAGATGAAATTCGGCAGGCAGTGGCGGCGTGCCGTAGGCGGTTTCAAAACCAAGTAACATGCGGGCATTCCACCCGTAAGCGCGTGACATGGGACATATCTCCTTTATTGTAATGGGTTAAGAGTTGAGTATTCGAGTGTGATGGGGATCACGGCGGCCTTGATTGCAGGCGCACCTTCAATAGCTTCGACAATAAATTCAGGTGCGCCGATACTCATATAATCGACAGCCCCGTTGAGGTAAGGATCGACAATCAACGTCGATCCGAGGGCAACCAGCAAAACATCCAGCACCATATCCCGTTGAGCGATATCGGCTTCCTGCACTAAGACCTCAATCTCGGCTTGATGCTGATAGTGATAGCGTGTCGGGGATAATGTGACTTCCGGTTCTCCCGGGTCACCGTCACGTAAAATCATCAATCCTGTTTTAGGAATTTTAACAGGCACAGGATCATTACGGGTGACAGCAACATCACTTAAACCGTTTTGCAGGCATAAAAAAAGGCCGCGAACGGCTCTTTCTCTTTTGGATAAATTCATATCTTTTACTCATCTGGCCAGTATCGTAGTATCAATTGCGGAATACGGCTATTCCATTTTTCGGCTTGCTGTTGAAAACTTAAGTGCCGGGGCATTTTGACTTGAGGCACAAGCCAGAACATCACAACACTTGTGAGGCCCCGCCCTGTTGAGAGCGTTCGGTTGCTGGCTTTACGAAATCCCCGCAATTCTCCTGTCTGGCGTTTGTAAGAAGGCTGCATCTCTCTGGCAACGAGCAATGATGGTCCGTTGGCACGATAGACAAATTGTAATCTTGTGCCTTTGGCTTTCTCATAATTACCCGGGGTCGTCTTTT